CCGGCAAAACCACCGCCGAGACCGCCGAACTGTGCGGCGTTGACAGGCGCACCGTCCAGCGGTGGAACCGGGACGCGCAACGGATGGCCGACACCGAACTCGCCCGGCTCCTCGCCGAGCCCGTGTCACTCAACGGGAGAACATCATGATCAGAAGGACCAAACCTCGCGGGTGGGATCCGTCGCCTCCAGAGTTCAACAGGCTCGCGATCTACAACTCACACGTCGCTAACGGGACCGCCGAAGACAGGTACTCACCTGACGACATCGCGGAGATGGCAGAACTGCAGGTGGAGTTCGACGCGTGGCGGGAGTGGCAGCTTCGCCGTCAGGGATTCAAACCATCCGAAGACTTCCCCGGCTACTGGATCCGGGAAGGAGAACCGGAATCATGAGCGTCATATACCTCCATGCCGCCGTGGCTGACGCTGATTGGCGTGACGCGGCGTTGTGTGCGCAGGCCGACCCGGACCTGTGGTTCCCACCGAAAGGCCGCGTCGCCCGCGAGGCGAAGAGAATCTGCCTGGGGTGCCCGGTCCGGCGCCAATGCCTGGAGGAGGCTCTGGCCCTCGGCGAAACGGATGGGATCTGGGGTGGCCTGACCCCGCGGCAACGCCACGTGCTTAAAGGGGAGAGGCAGGAGGCGGCATGAGACGGCTGGTAGATGGCAAACTTGTGCCGTGACCGATCCGGCCGCGCCTGACCTGGCGCATGTCGCGTTGCGTGTCTGGGTACGAGCCGGATGCCCCGGCGATGTCGCGGCAATGGGTGATGTGATGCGGCAGGTTCTTGATGTGGTGCTCCCCGAACACGACCGTCGCAGAAGCGAGAACACGACGATGAATGATCTGGTTCGCGCGGCGCAAGACATGGACTACCAGTACCGGCCACGTTCAAAAAGCTGGCACCGGGTACCTGATGATCAGGTGCGGCGTCTCATCGCCGGCGCGCTCGCCGCTATCGCTGATCCGGAAACCGCAGGTGCGGCGTGAACCGGTGGCACAAGTCCTCGCATAGTGCGGCGAACGGCTGCTGCGTCGAAACCCGCCGTAGCGGCGGCCATGTCCAGGTGCGGGACTCCAAAAACCCCGGCGGTCCTAGGCTCACCTTCACCCCGGCCGCCTGGGCGGCGTTTGTCGCCGCGGTGAAAGACGGTCGCATCACATGACCACGGCTGAGGGGCCGTGCGGCGGCCCGTGTAACTACCGGTGGCGGCAAGCCAAAGCTGCCTACGACGAAGCGGTCGCCGCCTACGACCCGCTTGACCCGGACCAGCGACGCCCCCAGCCACCCCCCGTCACCGCTGTGCTCGGTAACCCGTGGTGCCCCGGCTGCCAGACCACGATCCGCCGTGAACTCGGCGAGCTCGGTGACCTCGCCGCGATCCTTAACGCTTTCGCGGACGGGCACCGCCCGGTCCCGATGGGTGAACGTGTCGCAGGCACACCCGGGCGTCGTTCCCCGTCCCCCAGCGCCGACCTCACCGCCGAACTGGACTCCGTTCTCCGCAGCACCGCTGAGCTGTACTCCGTCTTGCATGACTGGGAATGCGCCGTGTGGCACACCCGTTTCGGCCGCGACGCGCCACCATCCCGCCGCGGCTACCTGGCCGACAGGCTCACCACCTGCGTGGTGTGGCTCATCGACCACTTCGACGGGATCATCACCCATCCCGACATCGCCGCCGACTTCGGCACGGAGATCCGTGACTGGTACCGCAGCCTGCGTGGCCGCACAAAAGCTGGTACTTCTGTCCGTCACAAGCCGTTGCGCTGCCCCGGCCACGGCTGCGGTCAGTTGTCTCTCACCTGGCGGGAAGGTGACGAGTATGTGCGTTGCGTCAACCGGGACTGCGGTCAGCTGATCACTTTGGCTGACTATGAGGACATGGAGGTCCGCGCCGCCGCGATACCCGCCGCATGACCACCGGCGCGGCGGGTTTGACAGGTGGCGGCCTGCGGTGCAAACTGTCGCGCAGATAGCACACGTGTACCCCCAGCCCGGCACCCCCCACACAGGGGGGTTTTTCGTTTTCCGCGTCGGGGGTGGCCTGTGCTTCTCCCCGAACCTGGCCGGGACGGCGAAACCTACCTGATCGCGGCGCACGCCGCCCGGGTGTTCGCCGTCGCCCCCTCAACGTTCGCCGGCTGGGTCCGCAAAGGCTACCTATCCCCGGTTCCGGGTAGCGGGGGGCGGCTGTACCGGCTGACCGACATCGCCCGCGCGGAGAAACAAGCCCACGACGCGGCGGTCCGCACGTCCGGGTCGGCGAAACGGGTGCAGCGTGTCCGGCAGGCGGCGTTACCGGTGATCTGCCTTCTGTGCCGGCAAGGGCGCCACGGTGAGTGTCCCGCGGTCGCGCAGCAGCTCGCCGCCGAGCTCGACCCGCCACCCGGTGTGCACCTGGGCTGCGGCCTGTGGTGCGACTGCCAGCACCGCCCCCGCTCGAGGGAGGAGGGCTGTGTCAGCGTCAGATAACCGCCAGTACGCCCTCGGCGAGGCCATCACCTACTACACGTCCGCCGGGAACTACCCGGCGCCTCTCGAAGCACGCCTCGCCGCCATTAAGCACATCGCCGACGAGTTCTACACCTGGCTGACCGTCCCCATACGGCTCCAGACGGCGATCGCACCCCTCACCTACGAGCAGCACGGCGGACCACCCGCCCAAACCCGCTATCACGAAGGGCACCCGAACATGGCAACCCTCACCGACACCCAGCAAGTCGCGCTCACTGTCGCTGAAACCGACTCCAAAGGCGAATCAGTCACCACCGACACCCTCGTATGGGCCGTGGACAACCCCAACGTGGTCGCCCTCACCGTCGCCGCGGACACCTACTCGGCGGAGGCTGTCGCCGGCGCCCCAGGCACCGCGAATGTCACCGTCTCCGACTCCGCGAACCCGGCGCTCACCGGAAGTCTTGTCCTCACTGTCGTGTCGGGTGCGGCGACGTCGCTTGTCATCACGGAAGGCACCCCCGAGGAGCAGCCCCCACCCGCGCCATAACCTGACCGCAGGGGGTGGCGCGGCCGGGGTGGAACGTGGTTCAGGACCACCCGGCCGCGTCTGCCAGATACCCTCACCCCGTGGACGCCACACCAGCTGCTGACACGCCTGCGGTGCTGGTGGCTATCGCTGCCGCCTTCTGCGGCTGGCTCTCCGACCCCGAAGACCGCCACTTCCAACCCGTCGTACCAGCAGCCAGACGAGAGGGATGACATGCTCTCTCTGCTGGATCAGATCGAACGGGTACCGGTCGGGTCGCTCGAGTTCTACCCAGGTAACCCGCGACGCGGGAACGTGCAAGTCATCGCCGAGTCGCTTCGCGAAAACGCGCAGTACGCACCGATCGTGGCTCAACGTTCAACCCGTTACGTCCTCGCCGGCAACCACACCCTCCGGGCAGCAAAATCACTTGGCTGGCCCGAGATCGACGTCGTCTTCGTGGATGTGGATGACACTCGGGCGCGCAAGATACTGCTCTCATCGAACCGCACCTCTGATGTCGCAACCGATGATCCCGACGCCTTGGCTGAGCTGCTGTCGTACCTCGACGACGACTATGACGGGACTGGCTGGTCAGCGGAGGATGTCGCGAAGCTGATCGAGCCGTTGCCACCGCCGGGGGACGCCCCCACCGGTGATGACATGCCGGTCACCTGGGGTGTGATCGTCGAATGCGCTGATGAGATCCAGCAGACCGGGTTGTTGCGGCAGCTTTCCGGGGACGGGTGGAAAGTCCGCGCCCTCATGACCTAGAGGGAGGCGACCCGGTTGCGCGCGAAAATGAAGGTCACCACCCCGGTCACCGCGACCCCGCGGGTCCTGCAGATGGCGTCACTGTTCGACGTCCCCCTCGCAGACAAGGCCACCCTGTCGTGGGATGTCACCCTGCCAGTGGAAGACCAGGACTGGAACATCGGCCTGATCACCGGCCCGTCCGGCGCGGGAAAATCAACCATCGCCCGCCACCTGTGGCCCACCGCCACCGGGAAACCTGAATGGGGCGACGGGGCGATCCTCGACGACTTCCCCCCCGGCATGGGCATCAAAGACATCATCGGGCACCTGACCGCGGTCGGGCTGTCATCCCCCCCGGCGTGGATCCGGCCGTACCGCACCTTGTCGAACGGTGAAGCGTTCCGCGCGGACATGGCCCGCGTCCTCGCCGAAACCCCACCCGGGCAGACCGCTGTGGTCGACGAGTTCACCAGTGTGGTCGACCGGCAGGTCGCCAAGGTTGCCTCACACGCGGTGCAGAAAACGGTCCGCCGCGACCACCGGCGGCTGGTCGCGGTCACCTGCCACTACGACGTCGTCGACTGGCTCCAGCCGGACTGGGTGCTGGACGCCGCGACGGCAGAGTTCACCTGGAGGTCTGTTCAACGCCACCCAGCCCTCACCCTCGAGGTTCACCCGGCTGACCGCACCGCCTGGCCCATGTTTGCACGCCATCACTATCTGAGCGCCGATCTGCATAAGGCGGCGAAATGTTTCGGCGGGTGGATCGGCGGGCAGCTGGTCGCGTTCACCTCCTACCTGCATTTCCCCCACCCGCACACCAGGAACCTGAAAATGGGTCACCGCCTTGTGGTGCTCCCTGACTACCAGGGCCTCGGTATCGCCGGGCGGCTCGATGATTGGCTCGGGCAGTGGCTGTATGAGCGGGGGCACCGGTACCGCAATGTGGTCGCCCACCCGGCGATGATCCGCTATTACAGCACGTCCCCACGCTGGCGCGACACCTCGGTCCGGAACCACCTGAAGACGAGCACCGCCAGCCGGTCCCTCGCCCGCCGCCAGATCAACCCGCGCAGGCTCGGCACCCGGTCCTTCGAATACGTCCCCCCCGCGGCGGTCGCGGCGTGCTCCGCTGCTGGCTGACCGCCAAAATCCACGGCATCCGGGTCACCGCCGCCGAAGTCGGCTACCACGGATCCGTCACCATCGCCGCCGATCTGCTCGCCGCCGCCCGCATCGGCCCCTACGAGCAGGTACACGTGGTCAATTTGAGCAGCGGTACCCGCTGGGTCACCTACACGCTGCCCGGCGACCCTGGGGTGTTCACCCTCAACGGTGGTTCCGCTCGCCTCGGTGTGGCCGGTGACTCGTGTGTGGTGATGACGTTCGGTATGGCTGAGGCGGCGCCGGGCGCGCAGGTGGTGTTCTGCGGCCCGCGGAATCAGGTGAGCGAGTTCATGGGCTACCCGGCCGCCCCATGAAGGTCTTGGAAATGGGCTCGTATGTTGTGCCTGCTTATGCTGGGATGCTGCTCGCTGAGCAGGGCCACGAGGTCACCAAATGGGCCGCCGGTCACCCGGACCCGATCGAGGGGCTGCACCGCGGCGCCGAGCTGTGGCAGTGGATCAACACTGGTAAACAGGTTCAATACGTCCACGCAGCGGATGTCCGCCGCCTGCGGCCCAGCGACGTCGATGTCGTGATTGAGAACATCCGCGCTAGCACCTGGGACCGCTGGCACGTCAACCCAGCCACGCAGGCGAAACGCCTCGGCGTGCCGTGGGTGTCGATGCGTGACGATTTCGACGGCCGGTCGTTCGACGCGATCGCGCAGGCCCGCGCCTGGGGTGACCATCTCGGCTACCTCCCCGCCTACCTCGGCGACACCACCGGCGGCCTGTGGCTCGCGTTCAAAGCCCTGACCGCCGGTCCGGGGCATCATGTGCTGCGGCAGGCGGCGTGCCTCGCGAAACTCGTCGAAGGCGAACTCGTCGTCGAGGCGGAGCGGGACGGCGCGGACACGCCGTGGGACGACCCCGGCACTTATGGCCGCGACGGCGGCGGGGTGCGGGTGGTGTACCGGGGTGAGGAAATACGGGAACCGTTCCGCGGCGACCGGTGGCGCCGCACCCATCTGCGGCACGACCGTGGCCGGTACGTGGTCTAGGGCCGCCACAGGCCGAGGCGTCCCCGCGCCGGGCGCGGGTCGCAGGGCTGCGGGTCTTTGAGGATCCAGTGCCATTGGCCGGGTTCGGCCCACGGTGAGCACGAGTCGCGGATGCAGGTCACAAGCTGGACGGTGCCGATGATCGCACCGGCGGGCAGGTCATCTTTCAGGAGATGCCCGTGTGTGGCTATGCCGTCGATGTCGGTGCTGAGGCCGGCGTGGATCAGGAGCGGGCCGCGGTATGTGGTGGGCCATGACCGGTTTTCGATGGTTTTGATTCCGGCGGTGATGAGGCTGGCCCAGGGCTGCCGGATGGTGATCGCCATGGGTGGGGTGTCGAGGTCGAACAACTGCCCGGCGGTTGTCGTGTCCATGTAGACAATCTATCGGATCACGGTATCAGGCTCAACTTGTACCAGCGGTTTCCTCGGCCGCCCCCCGCCTCTCCGCCCCGGCACTGAACCCCGGCCCGGAGACGCGGCCCGCCACAACACCAGCGTCCGCCACCGCCACAACCCCGACTGGCCCGCAGTCAGATCCGGCACAGGCCACGCCGGTAGCCCGTCATTACGAACACGGCACCGTTCCCGGTAGACAGTAGCGACACTGATCGCGAGCCACCCTGCGGCGGCCTTGGCGTCAGCGAACCTGTCGATGACAGGGGCGAACGCATCGAGCGCCCCTGGGCCATCGTCTTTGACGAGGCGTACGAGCTCGGCTGCGGGCGGCAGGCCCGGCACAACTGTGGGTGTCTTGCTCATGTTGACAACCATACCTGTTAGTTGTCCCGGCCGCCACGGCCCGGGCGGGCGGCGTGCCACGCGTACTCGGACTTGGTCACCCGCCGGTTCCGGTCCCAGAAGTTCCGCAGTTCCTCCGACGCGTACTTGGCGGCGCGGGACGCGGGCCCCCGCCACAGGGAAAACGGGTCGATCCCGGCGGCGACACCGGCCCGGTTGAGCAGGTAGCCGTTGGTTTCGGTCTCGGCGGCGAGGTACTGGGCGTGGGCGCCGTCGAACCATTCGGTTTCGATGCGGCGCCACCAGGCTTTGTCGGCTGCGGATTGCTTCGCGCGGCGGTCGCGGCGGGCGGCTTCGGTGAGGACAGCGGCCTGGGTGGCGGTGTCGCCGGTGGTGTACAGGGTGTTTAGCTGGGTGTCGGTGAGGTCCCGCAGACCCGGAGACTTGGTTGTCGTGTCCATGTAGACAATCTATCGGATGGTCGCATGGAAGACAACCAAAACACGACAACCAAACCGTGGGTTACCAGAGAGTCGCCTGCCTCGGACCCTCAAACCCAGAAAGAAGCCGGGACCGCCACGCCGAAGCGAACCGCAGGCAATTAGCCTCACTCGCGTGCGCACCCTCCCCGCACCCGGCAACCCGGCGCCCACGGGCAGACCAGGCCATCGAATCCGCCGACACCAGATCAGGCCCGTACAGCGACAAACCAAGCGTCTTGACACCGAACCCGTGCAGCCGCAAACCCGAATCAGCGAACGTCGCCGCGATCGCGGCGATCTCCTGAGTCGCCTGACGCCGGCACACCGACCCGATACCCACCACCGGCTCAGCGGCGAGATCCACACCGGCGGCTTCGTACATGTCCGCGCAGCGCAGGTAATCCGCCAGGCTGAATCCCTGCAACACCGGGACGAACGGCAGCGAGGCGTCCAGGCCCCGCAGCTCAAGATAGTTGTCAACTGTCAGCCGCTGATGTTCGGTGACGGTGCGGCCGGTGCGGTCCCGGACACGGGGTTCACACATCCAGTCCATCGGCGCGGCCCATTCAAGCTGGCCGATCTCGGTGGCGTAGCGGCGTACCGATGCGGCGTATTCGGTGGCTGTCATGTCCCACTCGCCGAATGTGTCCAGGGCTGTGAAGCCACCGGAGTCGAGTGCCCACGGTGCGGCTGCGACTGGCAGGTTGCGTCTGTGCCGCAGTCTGCGGTGGGATATGAACAACGGGAATCCGGCTCGCGGAAGCCACGATGGCTCGTGTGTGCCCAGGTAGAACCGGAAGGCCTCTTCCGGAGCGGTTGTCGTGTTCACATAGACAATCTATCGGATTAGCCAATCGAACTCAACACGAACACGACAACCAAAAGCGGCCCTCCCCACCAGGAAAAGGCCGCTATTGGTGCCAGGCTCAGGCGAACAGATCCGGCGTCCCACACCGATCCGGCTCCACGAACAACGCCCCCTGCACCGTCGGCGCCGCGAAGTCGAAATCCCCGGGGCTCATCGCCAGCCAGTACCGGCCCTTGTCACCGTCGTAAACCCACTCACCCTCCGGCTCCGGACCTGTCTCCGGCGGGTCATCCTGCACGGGCAGGTCGGCGTGGGTGGAGGCTTCGATGCGGGCGAAGACGTCACCGTGGTGGACCGGGTCAGGCAGGTCGGTGGGCCGGGGATTGTGACACCGCCTGCACCAGCGGTACGTACCGGATTCCAGCCATTCCCGGACTGTCCCGAAGCCGCCATCGCGCGGCTCGTCAAGCTCATACGCGGATGTCATGAACCGCGCTCTGTGGCCGGTACCGCAGTGCTCGCGCTCGTGGACGGTCCCTCTCGTGGACTGGACGTAGACGATCATTGTCAGTTCTCCTCGGGGTCTTGCTGTTCGATGTTGCGGTAGAACCACTCGGTGTCCGGGTCCAATATGATTGTCTTGCTCATGTAGACAATCTATCGGATCTGGCCCACAAACACAACCCCAACACGACAACCAAAATCAGGCAGGTCACCCACCCAGTTCCCGGAACGTGACCAACACAGAACAGGGAAGTGACCCAACCATGCCCAGGCGGCCAGACCCCGACCGGCTCGAACGCGACGCCAAAGCCGCCGACCTCTACCGCGCCGGACTCACCTACCGCCAGATCGGCGCCCAACTCGGCATCCGCAGCACAAGCAACGTCGGCGCCGCCATCCGCCGCCACGCATTCCAAGCCACCCGCGAAAGCCTCAGCAACGCCGAATCACTGCGGATCATCCTCGACCGGCTACAGGACTACCGCCGCATCGCCTACCGCATCGCCGCAGGCCGTCACTACGCCACCACCGTCACCGGCAAAACGGTCACCGGGCCCGACGGAAACCCGGCGCTCGACACGGCGCCCAACCTGGCCGCCATCGACCGGCTACTACGATGCGAAATCGAGGAAATCAAACTCCGCGGTCTCTACGCCCCCGCCCAGGCCCGCATCGAAATCGTCACCGAAGACATGATCGAAGCAGAGATCAGGCGGCTCGAAAGCGAGCTGGAGGCGGAGGCTGACATTGGCTCCCGCAACCCCGATCATCCAAGCCCCACCTGAACGTCTCCGCTACCTGCGGGAACTTCAGAAACGCGCCGCCCGGATCAAAACAGGTGTGGCCCGCTACTACGACGACCCGCTCGGGTTCGCCGCAGACTGCATCGACTGGCGCGGCGAAGGACTCACCCCCTACCAGCAGGACATCATCGGCGGCCTGCCGCAGCGGAAACGCTGCGCGGTGCGTTCCCCCCACGGCACCGGCAAATCCACCGTCGCCGCGATCACCCTGCTGTGGTTCGCGCTCACCTCCGACGCCGCCGGGGTCGAATGGAAAGCGGTCACCACCGCCGGTGCGTGGCGGCAGCTCATCAACTACCTGTGGCCCGAGGTCCACAAATGGGCCGGCCGGCTGCGGTGGGACAAAGTCCGGGACCGCACCTTCTCCCACGCCGAGCTACTCAACCTGAACCTACGGTTGGCGCACGGCGCCGCGTTCGCCGCCGCCTGCACCAACCCGGCCCTCATCGAAGGCGCGCACGCTGACCGGCTGCTGTTCATCTACGACGAGTCGAAAGCGATCCCGGCGGGCACGTTCGATGCGTGTGAGGGCGCGTTCTCCGGCGTCGGGGAAGCCTACGCGCTGGCGTTGTCGACACCAGGGTCGCCGCAGGGCCGGTTCTACGACATCCATGCACGCCGCCCCGGCTACGAGGACTGGCATCCCCGCCACGTCACCCTCACCGAGGCCATCGAGGCGGGACGGATCTCACCGGACTGGGCGGAGCAGCGCGCCCGGCAGTGGGGCGACGCATCGGCGATCTACGTCAACCGTGTCCTCGGCGAGTTCCACGCCGGCGACGAAGACTCCGTTATCCCCCTCGCCTGGGCTGAGGCCGCGGTTGAGCGCTGGCACGAATGGGACCAGGCCGGGCGCCCCGACCTCGACGGGCCGCACGTCATCGGTGTCGATGTGGCCCGCTCCGGTGAGGACCGCACCGTGCAGGCCATCCGCCGCGGGCCCGTCCTCGCTGAGCTTCGCCGGTCGGTGAAAGAGGACACGATGCAAACCACCGGCCGCGTCAAAGGCGCCCTCGACAACGACCCCGAAGCCACAGCTCTCGTGGACGTCATCGGCATCGGCGCCGGGGTGCTGGACCGGCTGCGGGAGATGGGCGCCAAAGCGGAACCGTTCACCGCCTCCGCCGGAACCCGCAAACGAGACGCCACAGGCGAACTCGGGTTCACCAACATCCGCTCCGCCGCATGGTGGGGCCTGCGGGAACAACTCGACCCATCCACCGGCCCGGACATCTGCCTCCCCGATGATGAGATGCTGCTCGGTGACCTGACCGCGCCCGGGTGGAAGGTCCTGTCCGGCGGCAAGATCCAGGTCGAGTCGAAAGACGACATCCGGAAACGCCTCGGCCGGTCCACCGACGACGGTGACGCTGTGATCCAGTCGTATTGGATCGATGGTGTGTCGTGGCTGGATGCTTACGGGATTGTCCGGTGCGCCGGGTGTGAGCGGCCGTTCATGGCTGGCCGGGATGTGTGCCCGCATTGCAGGCAGCCGGTAGGCGAAGCCGCATGAACGGGCACGGTCACCTGAGCGACGCAGACATTGCCGCGATACGCGAACTGCACACGTTCGGCTGCACATGCGACGGTATCGCCGATATATACGGCGTTACCGTCGCATGTGCGCGCTGGCTGGTAGGCGAAGCCGCCTAACCTTGCAGATACTGACACACCCGCGTCCATGACTCCGGCTCGAAGAAGCCCCTGGCCATGGCCTCCTCAAGTTCCCAATTCGCCGCACCTGGGCTGTCCTCATCGGCGGTGTTGATCCACACGCGACCGTACTCGTCCGTGACTCGCACGCCAGGACCAGGTTCCTCAGCCGTCATCGCTTATCCCCGCCTGGCGTAGGCTCCGTACGTTTGTGGCGACCTGACGCCCGACAGTGCCGATCGTTGCTGTGCCCATGGCCGCAAGTTTCGCATGGTCGTGTTCGTCACGGCGACGACGTGATAACCGGCGGCGACACAGGCGGTTCCTGCGCGGGAACCTGAGACGGTGAAGGCGGCGCTGCGGTGTCACCCGGCGGGCTCACCTGATCTTCCGTCGCTGACGGGCTGGCCGTTGCCGGTGAGGTGCTGCCAGTTTCCGGCGGGCTCACACTGAAACTCGGGCTCGAAGACGGCGACGGCGACGGCGTTACCACGGCCGCCGTGTCCGGTGGCGGCGTGTACGGCGCGACACCAGTAAACGACGACCCACGCTGATCCGACCCCGTCGTCACCGCCGACAAAGGCCGCCCCGCCACCTTCTCAACCCCGAACACAACCCCAAACGCCGCCACCGCCACCACCACAGCACCCACCGCCAACTCACCCACGAGACGGCCACTCAACTCCGGCCGCGGCAAACGAGCCTTCGCCGCCGCAGCCATCCGCCCATACAACTCAGCCGCCGCACCAGACACGACCGCGCCCACCCCGGTGCCGATCAGGGTGCCGGATGTGCCGAACAACCGCGAGCATGCGAACGCTGAGGTGACCGCAGCAGCAGCGGCAACCGAAAGCCGGATGATCCGGCCGTGTTCTGCCCCGCTCGCCGCCACCTGTACTTGTTATCGCACGCCTGGAGGCGCTTGTGCCTGATCCTTTCTACTGCCCTCACTGCCTTACCCTCATCGATCAACCCCCGCCGTCAGGACGCCCGCAGCTGACCGCGCGGCAGAAGGCGGACGCCCGCAAACTCCTCAAAGAAATCGGCCGCTGCGAACACTGCGGCGGTATCCACGGCCGCGCCTGCCCCCGCCTCAAACGCATACGCTGGGACGGCGGGAAACCCGTCGAAGCCACATACTGGCGTGACGGCACATGGCCCACCTCGGATGTGCTCTTCCCCGAGGACATTGCAGACGATGATGAGGAGGCCGCCCCGTGACGCACCCAGTGACGCCCCCCGAGTTGGCGGCTCAGTTCAACGGCGCTCGCCTCCTCACACCCACCCGCACCATCCCCCTCGACGTCCTCCTCGCTGCCGTCCGCGAATGCGTCACCATCATCCGCCCCGGCGAAACACTCATCATCCGCATGCCCGTCAACATGCCCGACCAGGCGTTCGCGCAGTACGCGCAGCAGGTCACCGCCGCGCTCGGCCAGGGCGGGGTCCGGGCTGTGGTTTTGCGCGCCGACCAGCTCGCTGTGGTCGAGGCGGCGGAGGATCCGACTGACGGGGATGAGGCGTCCGCGTGACGTGGCCGCCGCCGCAGCCGTTGGCGACGTTCACCCGGATCGATCCTGATGCTGAGGTGGAGCGGCTGGCGGCGGAACGGAAGGTTGGGCAGGAAGAATGTGTCCTGGCCGGCGGCCACTGCTACGACCTGACCCGGGAACATCCGGATCTGCTGCCGGGGCCTTGTAAGCATTGTGGTGCGAGATCGGGTCGTGGCCCCACCGTCTGAAGGGCAGCCGTCCGAGGCGGAGCAGTTCTCCGCCCTCACCGCACTCCTACCCATCGGTGACCGGGCGCAATGGTCCGCGATCCGCAACGACTTCCCCCAATCCCAGCGGGACACGCTACGGCTGGAACTGATCGGTGAGGCCATCGGGCGGGGCGCGACCTGGGCACAGATCGGCAGAGCTACGGGGACGGGCGGGCCGAAGGCCGCGAAGGCGGCGGCGCGGCGACTGGCGAGGCAGGTGAGCCGGGCGCAGCTACGGGAAGGGCTGCTGGCGGAAAACTGATGGCATGATGAACGGCATGCAGATGCCGTTTGAGAAACTCATGGAACTGGTCGAGGACCTGGACCCGGCCGACGCGCAGCAGCCGATGGGAGTGTTTGCCGCGCGTTGGGGTGAGCCTGCGCAGCGGATCGCTGACGCGGTGACCGCTGTGCGGGTGCTCCGCGGCGAGCGAACGTACATACCTATGGACTGACGCGACCGAGGGCGGTGATCGTCATCGCCTCACCTGGTGCGATCATCGGTGGTGCCCGCGCCGCCCACGCCGCCACCCCATCCGGCCAAGGCGCCCTCACCACACCCAACCCCACCGGCCCCTCCTTCGGCCAAATCTCACCGCTCGTCTCCCAACTCGGCGGCGGACCACAAGCCGGCTACGCCCCCTACGGCGGCAACGCCAACGCGTTCCTCCCACGCCCCGGCCAAGACTTCGCCGCCGGAGCATTCGGACCATTCACACCGATCCTCCCCGTCCCCGTCGACCAGCCACCCGACGGCGCCCCACGCGCAATGCCACGCCGCCTGCCCTACCAAGTGGGTTGGAACCTCCCTATCGGGCAACCCGGCACCGAGGGCGTAAAGCTCGCGGACTTCCAAACCCTGCGTTCGATCGGCTCCCTCTACTCCGTCGCCCGCGCCTGCATCCAGCTCCTCAAGTCCGAGATCCGCGGCCTCGAATGGGACATCATCCCCACCAAAGACGCCGCTAAAGCCATGCGCGGCGACCACAAAGCAATGATCGACTTCGGGGAACGGCGAGCCAAAGCCGTCGCCTTCTTCAAAAACCCCGACCCCGAATACGGCTCGTGGAACTCCTGGCTCGACACCCTCCTCGAAGACTTTTTCGTCATCGACGCAACATCTGTCTATCTACGGCCTACCTGGGGTAAAGGCAAAGGTGTGCTAGGGTCAGACCTGTGCGCACTAGAACTTATTGCAGGCGAGACAATCCGGCCACTTTTCGACCTGCACGGTAGCCGCCCAATGCCGCCTGCACCTGCATATCAATGCTACTCATCCGATACTGAACTTCTAACGCGCCGTGGCTGGCTGACGTTTGACCAGGTACGGATAGATGACGATATCGCGTCCCGCTCCGCTGAGGGCCGGTTCATGTGGCAGCGGCCGATGGGCATCACCCTCCAGCAGTACGAGGGTGACTTGATTCGCTTCCACGGGCGTGCAGCCGACCTGCTCGTGACACCTAACCACCGCATGCTGTGGTCACGCAATGCACAAGAGCGGGTAAGCCGCGCCGAAGAGATTGAGCACATCAAGGGCGCGTATCTTGTTGCCACAAGCACATGGGATGCGCCCGACATGACCCGGAAAGTGTTCCAGGCCACGACTCGCGCGGCCAGAGGCCCAGCCCCCCGTGAAGTAACCATGACCGGGGACCAGTTCGCCGCGTTCATGGGCATGTGGCTTTCTGAAGGTTCCACTGCCGTCCGCCCGAACGACTGGCGTGTGATCATCTCCCAGTCGCAGGATAAAGGGAAGGGCTACCTGGAATACCAGGACGTGCTCACTGGGATCTTCGGCCGTGAACCAGGTCGCAACGGTGAGTCGTGGGTCATCTCAAGTCGTGCGCTCTACGACTACCTGGCACCGCTCGGTAAGGCCACCACCAAGCAGATCCCGCGCGAGATACTTGATCTGTCCGCCCGCCAGCTCGCCATCTTCTGGCACTTCTACTGGCTCGGTGACGGCAGTACGGCATCCGGGCAGCAACAGGTGGTTGCAACCGCGAGCAAGGCGATGGCAGACGGGCTTCAGGAAGTCGTGCAGAAGCTTGGATGGTCAGCATCTGTCCGTGAGGAGAAGTGCAAGGGCAACATCGAGGTTCCTGGCGAGCGGATCATCTACAAAATCGGTGTCCGCAAGACCAAATGCCCTGCATACAACACCACGCGTGTCCCGTATGCCGGGCCCGTCGGATGCGTCCAAGTGCCCAGTGGCATCGTGTACGTGCGCCGAAACGGGCAGCCGATGTGGTGCGGCAACTCCTACATCTGGGGTGTCCCTCGCGTTGACCTGATGCAGATCATCACCCAATCTGACCTGAGCGACGAGCTGAAAGCTGGCCAAGTCGGCGAATACCGCGGCGATCAGCTGTTTTACATGCC